CAGTCTGTAACCTGCTCTGTCACTTGCGAGTTGAGAGAAGTTTACGTGACTGTGAGCCTCTTCAATATCGTCTATCTTGAAAGCAAAATAGTTTGCTTTGTCAATAGTCAATGTGAAGTCCTCATCGTCAAGGTCTTGAGGTTGCACGTTTGCACCTCTAGCATATTCCTTAACAGTGATTTCTGGCTCTTTTATTATTTTTACAGAGTCACCCATGTTGGCAATCTCTCCGAAGTAATCGGAGTTAGTGATATTTTCAACAACGGATGTCTT